CCCATAGGCTCTTCTTCCACTACAGGTATTTCTTCTTCTGTTTCTTCTTCAACAACAGTTTCTTCTTCGTTATCAGCTTGGTCTGCTGCAGAGTAAATATCAGTTTCCATCACTTGCGTATTGTAATTTTGTTCTAGTCCTGTAACGTAATCTACACCTTGTTGGTCTGCTATTAACATAATTGTTTCCATAATAATAGGCATAGTCATCATTCCTATGTCTATACTATGAACACCCTCCATAATATTTACAGTATTCATAGAATTAGCAATCATGGTAATTGGCATTTTAGTTTCTAATAAGTTAGTTACTTGGTCTGCAAATGTATCACTTTGCATTTGTGATATATAAAATTGTGCTACTTCATCTACACTTTTATACTTAGCAGGTGTTTGCCAAGGTCTAGCACCTACTTCGTGTGTTAACCCCATTCCCGGAACAGGCAATTCAAGTATTGGTTCTTGTCTATCGTTATACATCTTCTTCTCTTTTTATTGCTTCTCTTGCCTGTCTAATTGCCACAAAGTAGTCCATAGCTATTTCTAAAGGCTCTTGTTTCTCACCTTCTTTTTTAGTAAAATCTAAATTAGATACTCTTTGTAACAAGCCTTTTGTGGTTGTTTCTTTTGGAACAGGTGATGAATCTATTTTCATCATGTTAGCCATAGTGTCAAATTTTATGTAAACTGATTTTGCAGGATTTCTAATCATTTATGCCTCTACTATAAACCTATTATTGCAGCACCTAACGTACCCATCATAGAACCTAGTGCAGTTTTACCTGCAGCAGACTTAGTGGCATTTGCTGAATATGCTTGAGCTTCTTTACTTACATCTGCTACTGCAAGAGCATTTATTCTGTCTAACTCACTCTCAGCACTCTTCCATGCCCATTCCATAGTGTCAGAATAAAATTGCCATAAATTATCGTATTGTTGATTAGACACATCTAATACTGCTTTCGCATTTAGTTCGTTAGCACGATTGAGAGCCACAGTATCTGCAGTAGCAATCTCTCTTCTCCACACTGCATTGTTCTGTGCAATAGCTAATTGATTCTGTGCATTAAATTGGTCTCTTTGATTAGACACTTCAGCATTAAATCTAGCTACTGTGTTTGCTTCACCTGCATTAAACTGCCCTTGTGCATTTGCCTGTGTTGCATTAAATTGTGATATTTGATTTGCTAAGTTAGACATGAATTGGTCTACTTGATTTTGTGATGTGGCATTAAATTGTCTTGATGCGTTTGTTGCTGCTTGGTCTGTTA